AAAGCAGTTCGTATTCGTAGAAGCTCAGATGATATTGAGGTAGATGTAGCTTTTGATTCAGATGGTAAGGTAAGTGCTAGTTCGGCGATTACAAATGTAGCTGAACAAGGTGGAGAAAGTGGAAGCACAAATGCTACTGACCTTAATGGATTTTTGAATGCAAATGAACAAACAGTTGGTTCTTCTCAAAATGGTACTGGTTCTGTAGCCTACAACTCATTTAGCGGAGATTCCAATACTGGATTTACTGTAACTAATTCAGATGCTGGTACATTTAAGCAAGCTGTATTTGGTTACGAAAGTGGCGAAGGTGATGTTATTGTTGCTAACTTTGATTTAAATATAACATCTGGAACTCCTACTATACAAGTAAGAACTGGTGCGGCTATCGGTACATTGACTTCAAAATCAAATGATGCTACAGTATCTTCTTCCGCAAATCATACAGTTACATTAACTTGTACTGGCGATGGATTATATATTAAGTTTTTAGAATCAGATGCTTGTACATTTTCTGTAAGTAACTTTACAATAGTATCTCATACTCAAGGGGCTACTGTCCACACTTGGTACGACCAAGCTGGGTCAAACGATGCAACTCAAGAGACTGCTGGTAGCCAACCAAAGATTGCAGAGAATGGAGCATTGCTTGATGATGGTGTGACATTTGATGGGACTGATGACTTTTTACAAACAAGTGGTCAAGTATTAACTAACAATTATACTGGAGCAAGAAGTCTATATGGAGTATGTAAAATAAACACAGACTCTGGTTATATTTTTGGTGATGCTGGAAGTGGTACTAATGAAGGTACATCTTTTTATTCAGATACAGCTTCGGATAAAATATTTTTTACAAATGGTAAAAGTGGAACACTTGTTGATTACGACAATATTACCACAATAGAAGGAAGTAACTTTTTAATAAGTTCTAATTACAATAATAATAATACCACAACCATTCACAAAAATTCAAATAACAATGGTTACACACAAGGAACTGATACTTATAATTTTACTACAAGTTCCCAGTTCACCATAGGCGATAGACAAGGTGGCTCAAGTGCAGCAACTAGATTTAATGGTTCTGTACAAGAAATCATTGCATACAACTCAGACCAATCAGCCAATCGCTTCAAGATTGAGTCCAACATCAATAACTATTATGGTTTGTACAATGATGCGAATGATATGGCGGAAGCATTTAGAGCTACAGCTGGAACATTAACTAACGAAAGTAAAGATGGATTTGATTTAGCTGTAGGAACACCAACAGCTTATGTTGGATTTGAATTTAATAAAAAAATAGCTAATGGAGATTCAGTATTTATTTCTTTTAACTTAGATTTAACTGGAGGTAGTGGAGGAGATGCTACACCTATAATGAGGTTGACTAAAACCACATTAGATGGAACTGATAGTTCAAACTTTATAAATCCAAGTGACTTATCTCAAGGATTCAACTCATTTGAATTAACTTCAAGTGATAATGATGCAAAGTTTTTTGCAATAAGTGAAGGAAATGATAATGTAAATATTTCTATATCTGACTTTAAAGTATCTCGCATAGCTCGTGATGGTTTCGTACAAACTTGGTACGACCAAAGTGGTAACAACAGACCAATGATACAAGACAATGCTAGTGAGCAACCATCTATTGTAGAAAATGGTGGATTCGTGGGTGGAGTAAAGGCAAAAGCAGCTACTAGTGATGACACTATGCAAAACCTTCAAGTCTCTACAGATGGTACTACAGCTAACTTTGGTACTGACGATTGGGCGAGTGGAGCTAATTCAAAACTAGGGTTAATGTATGTAGGTAAGATTGATGAGGTTGCAGTTAATACTACACAATCTATAATTTTGGGTGGTGGACGAGGAGTTTCATCTTTTCAATCTGGAGGATTATCCTTGCAAGTAGTCAAGGGTGGTGATGATACCTATAGATTAACTAACGAAAGACAAGGTTTAACTCCATCAACAATGACTACTATTGTTACCCTCAATACAGATGATGATATGATATTATATGGTACTGCTAATAATAGAGATTTTACAGTAAAATTAAATTCTACTACTGTTACTGAAACAGAAACAGCTGACCTAGACACAAGGGAAAACCAACCACTTTCATTATTTGGTGCTTACTCTGGATTCAATACTAGAAGATACCAAAACTCATCTGGCGGTGTATGTAAAGAATGTTACCTATTTGCTGGAGACAACATTTCAGAAGTTGATACAATAGCTACAGAGATTAACCAACATTATAATATTTATTAATAATTATGAGCGAAGAAACCGAAGAAGAAATTACAATCAATTACTTAGTATACGAAACACTAGACGATGCTATTGCCAGAGCAGATGCAGAGGGTGCTAGACGAGGCTATGCTTACCACAGAGTAGGTAGTGGTACTCGCTATAGAACTTACCCACAAGTGACTGCTGACAGCAAGTATGCCCTTGTCGTAGATGGATACGAACTAACAGAAGATGAAGAGTCTTCTATTGTTACTAGTGTAACATTCCCAGAGCCTGAAGAATAATCATGAGTATAAAATACAAAAATAGGAAAAGTAAAAGCAATGATGATTCAGATTTGCCAGTATATAATTTACCTGATTTTGAGGTAAGAGCTAGTGAATTTCCATCTAGTAGAAAACCAATGGATGTATCAAAGCCAAGCACAAAGCTTAACGATGATATTAAATCAATGGAGAGTAAAAGTAAGTCAAAGAATAAATATACGGCTCAACCTGTTGCAGATAACACAAAAATATTTGATACTAAGGAAATAACTAGAAAAGAGTTAACAGGGAGTCCCTTTAAAAGAAGAAAATTATCTTAATGATGGAAGAAACATTGCAAAGATTATCTGTTGGAATTTTTGGTTGGATAGCAACTGATACACTACAAGATATTGACTTAATGATGGGGATAATGTCCAAGGGTGTTATAATATCTTTAACAACTTTATCAATAATTAAATTAATCAAGGAACTTAAATGAGTACAGAATTATTAGCAATGCTAGGCGGTGGAGCAAGTGGCTTTATATTTAAGCTTATTGGTACACTAGTACAAAATCAAGCAGCTGTTACAGAGGGCTTGATTAAAAAACAAAAAGCATCGGACGATAGTGCAGATGCAGCAGCAGCTAGGGTGGATGCCTTTGGTGCTTGGACTAGAAGAATTATAGTTTTTACAGTCCTATTTGGGGTTATTATTGCACCATTTATTTTAGCACACAGCGACGAAGGAGTTACTGTTGCTACTGATTATAGTAAGTGGTTTGGATTTTCCAAGGGCACAACCTATGAAACCCTACATGGGTATATTATACTCCCGGAAATAAAAACAGCTATCATTAGTATTATTTCTTTCTACTTTGGGAGTGCTGCTGTAAGTAAATAATATGGCCAACAATAGATTATTTTCGGTAGTAGTGCTAGGCAAGAAAGACAAAGGTAAATCTTGTTGCCCCGCTTGTGCGGCTGAGCAAGAAGCAAAACAAATAGTAAGGAAACAAAGCTATGGCAAAAGGCAAAAAGTCTAATAAAATTTGTGCAAAGGGGATTGCTTGGGCAAAGCGTACTTTTGATAAGTACCCTAGTGCCTATGCTAACATGGCCGCATCGAAGTATTGTAAAGACCCAAATTATGGGAAGAGAAAGAAAGTATAGTGCCACTTAAATACACATATAACCCAGATGGTAGCATAAAAAGTGCTGTAAGTGATTCTGTGAAATTTACCGATAGTGGTACACCTGTTATTTCTACTGATGATACACCTATTCCCGTTGGTGTAACATTGGGTTCTAGGTCGGATAATAGTCGAAATCAACAAATAATAGCAAACTCATTAATGATGAATATGCTAGGTTCTCAAGCGACTGATAGGATTACAGGTCAACAAGGTCAAAGAACATTTGATGACTTTAAGAAATTTATCGAATTAAATAAAAAAGGTTTTATAAGAGATGAAGGCAAGTTTGAAGGATTTCAAGGTGGTGGATTAAAATCTTTTAATCAACTCCTAGATGATTATCAGTCAGGAGTAGTAGACACATTAAGCCCAGAAGAGGCTAAATTCATTGATGACCTTAAAAACAATAGAATAAACTTATAGGAGTAGTATGTATTATGGGAGAATTGGCAAAATGGCGAAAACAAAATTGGGTAAGAATAGGTGCTGACGGAAGTATTAAGGGTGCTTGTGGAACATCGAAAAATAAAAGAAACCCCGACCGTTGTCTTCCCATGGCTAAGGCCAAGAGTCTCACTAAGTCTGAAAGAGCGGCTACAGCTCGCAAGAAAAAAGCTGGAGGAGCACAAGGAAAACAATTCGTAGCCAACACAAAAAGAGCGAAAGTAAAATACAGTTAATATGGGCAAGGGAATGCAACCCAAGAAAGGGTACAATCAAAAAAAATACGAAGAAAACTATGATAGAATTTTTCGTAAGAAAAAAACATCTAAATAATTTTTAATATGAAAAAGTGTGATATATGTAAATGGATAAGCAAACTGCCAAAAGTAAACTCAAAGAATTGCGAGATTCTTTGTCACAAGTCTTGGATGGAAAAGATTCGGATTCCTCTAGCGAAATTAGAGAGCAATCTAAGGAAGCTATTAAACAAGCTAAAACAGCTAGTAATACGCTTAAAAAATCTCTTGTTGAAAAAATAAAAGACTTACCTATTGTACAAAAAGTAAGCGAACTAGGTACGGCCGGAAGTGTAGCTGTGTCAACTGCTGCGGTTGCTCAAACAGGTGTGGCCATCGACCAAACTGAAGTGTTCGTAGCTTCAGTAGCTAATGATGTAGTAGAAGAAAGATTTGAAGTTCCTAGCTTTATAGATACTTTTGTAGACTTTGATTCACTTAATGATTGGGGTCAAGAAGTAATGATAGAAAAGGTAGAAGCCGCACAAGAGTTTGTAGAAAAAGCAGAATCTATCGCCTCACCCTCCTCTTCACAATCTCAAACTCCCTCTTCTGAGGATTCCAAATCTTCATCTTCACCATCTTCACCAAGTGCTTCTTCTGATAAATCTTCTCAGCCTTCCAATACTGAGAAATCCCAAGAGTCAGAACAAAAACAATCAGAAACAAAAGAGGATAAATCATCTAAAAGCGATTCAGAAAAAGGTAAAGAAGATAAGCAAGAGCAAGCCCAAGAACAAAAAACTGAAGATAAACAAGAGTCTCAAGAAGAATCATCCTCTGAGCCTAGCACAGAAACAAAAGATGTCAATAATGAATTACCTATAATAGAAACACCTATTGATACAAATGACCAATCAATAAGACAAGTATCACCCACATCATGATAGAATACATATTAACAAACTATAAAGACAACTTACTAGGTATGGGATTTGCATACATTGGTATAATATCTATTATTATGATGTTTTTGCCTAAAGACAATTTCATCAAAAAGATTTTCAAAGAATTTACATCAATATTTACAACCTTATTTAAGAAATGAGCCACGAAGCCACAACCCGTCCACTAGCTATAGAAGAATCCGATTACGATTGGGGTGATTCTATTACATCAACTAATTACAATTATTTCTATGTGCCCTCTATCCCGGAATGGGCATATAGTGAGTTTGATGGATTACTATACGAGGGAACACAATACAACTGGAATGAAGTAGATTATAGACTTTCGGTAGATTACAATAGTGTGCCAGAGCCTTCATTTGTTGGTTTTGTAATGGGACTTTTATTATTATCATTGGTTTTATTTAAGAAAAAATAATGTCTAAGCTAAATAAAGACAAAATGAAGTGCAATGTACCTCGAAGGCAAGTCCAAGGGGGTAAGAAGTTTGTCGTGAAAGCGTGCCAAGGTGGTAAAGAAAAAATTGTTAGATTCGGTGATGCCAATATGACAATCAAGAAAAGTAATCCTAAAAACAAGAAAAGTTATTGTGCTCGTAGTGGTGGTATAAAAGGTAAGTCAAATAAGTTGTCAGCCAATTATTGGTCTAGGAGAGCTTGGAATTGCTAAATGGCTAGATATGACACATATGTAAAAAATGATGATAGATTCAAAGAAGAAGCTGATAGTGGATTCATTGGGTTTAATAATCGTTTAAGAGCAGACCAGTTACAAGCTGGCATGTTAGCCAATAGTGAAAATGGTAGACTTTCTTTAAATGGTGAATGGCAAACTAGAAAAGGGATTAGCAATGAACTAGCACCATTATCGGTGGGAGATAGTGCTCTTACCTTACCATTCGATATGTTAAGTGACGCTGGTGGTGGTGCTGAGACAGTAGCTGGTACTATTGCTTTATCTAGTGGTAGTGGCTCAAACCTAGTAATTACACCTGCTAGTCAGATAGATAAATTTGGTTCTGATGGTAACAAAGGAACATTAAATATTAGTGGAACAAGTGATTCGGATGTAGATAAAAATCACATATATACTAGAAGTGGTTCTACATTAGTTGTAACTGGTTCATTTACTTATACAGGAAGTTGTACACTAAAAATACAAATATTAAACGATGATGTTATTAATGATGTATATGGCTCTTGTTTATTTTCAGACCCAAGAACATCACAAAAAGAATACATTATACTAGCAGCTAATACAAAGGCCGTAGCAATTGATGTATCAAATGTAGCAGTTAAGTACGACATACCATATCCAGCATCAGGAGAAACTGTTGGTTCACCTGTGTCTATGATTCAAACCTTTAATAAGGTTTTTATATTCAGAGATGGTAAAACAGCTTTTGAAATAGACTTGGCTGAAAACGATATAACTAATCTAGGTAGTACCAAGTTTTCATTGGTAGAAAGTGGCTCTTTTGCTGCACCTGTGCAACTAGCACCATCTTCTATTTCCATAACAAATGGCGTGGCTACAGCTACTTTTTCTAGCTCTAGTGCTATGGGAGCTGTAAAAGTTGGCGATGAGGTTATGATTGAAGCCGTAGGTAGTCCCTCTACATTTACTGTAGGAACTAGAGTTGTGGTACATGAAAGAAATGATGCTGGGCCTACATTTAAATTTTTTATACAATTATCGGACACAAGTGGCAATGTTAGTGGCGTAGTGCTATCCCAAAGAGTTTCCGGGGGATTGGGATTTACCCACATGCCTGCTCCTAAATATGGTGTATACCACCAAAGAAGACTTTGTGTTCCCTATAAATATGAAACCACTGCTAGTAATAATGTTTTTACAGAAAGGAAAAATTTAGATGAAATACTTTTATCTGATTTATTGGATACAAATTCATACGACCAATTATATGCCCAATTTAGGTTCAATGCTGGTGGTGCTGATTTTAATGTAGGTATGTTGTCTTTCTCAGATGATAAATTAATTGTATTCAATAGAAATAGCATACACCTTGTAACTAACTCAATACCCTTAGAATCATCTAAGGTAGAGCTATTGACAAACGAAGTTGGTTGTACAGCTAGGAACTCTATTGTTCAAGTTGGTAATAATGTTTTATTCCTATCAGACAATGGTGTCTATGGTTTGAATTTCCAAGATTTATATAATTTAAGAGGAAATGAAGTTCCATTATCTCAACCAATACAAGCTCTAATCAATGATATTGATACCAATAATTCTGATAAAGCTGTTGGTTTATACTTTGATAATAGATATTTTCTAGCAATACCAGTTGGGAGTAATCAAGCGTTTAACAATAGATTAATTATATATAACTTTTTGAACAAGTCTTGGGAGTCTATTGATACTGTAGGTGACGAAAATTTTGCATATACTAATCTTATTGTAGCTGGTAAAGGAACATCTAGAGGTGTTTATGTAGTGAACACCGATGGTGGATTACATAAGCTAGACCAAATAGAGTCTGGTTCTGATTTTGTTATTACATCTATTGGTGGCTCTGTTGAAGACCAGCCAATTAGAGCAATTGCTACAACTAGAATGTTTAACTTAAAATCAATAGATAGAAAAAAATGGAATAACTTTGAGTTACATGTTCAAAGTAGTGCAGATAATGAATCTAATTTAAGTATAGAAGCTATAGCAGAAAACCCTGACTCAATTAATGGACAAGGTGTGGATACAACAATTGACCTAAGGGATGCGAACTTTTATATAGGTCAAAATATACCCCAAGATGAAGATGTTTCAATAAGAGGTAGAATAGGAAACATCAGAGCGTACGGCCTACAATTTAAATTAACAAGTACACTAGGAAGACCTAGATTAAGGGCTATTAAGGTAGCAGGTTCAGAGACATATCGCTCGACAAGTAGTGTACAATAGTAAATAAAGATGGCTATTCTCAAAACAGGAACAAATAGTGGTAGTGGTTTTAGTTCAGGTGAACAAGTAACTGCTACTAAATTAAATAATTCAATAGATGCTGGTAAATTCGTGAATGAATCTGGCAATCCCGTAACTCCTACGGGGAATGGAACATGTACTGTAAACCAAGGTTTGGAGGTTAGTTCTTCAACTGGTCAATTACAAATCAAGAATGGTGGTATAGCATTCGCAAAATTATCTACGACTCCTACAACAGATTTGGCGGCATTGACTGCTACTGGTTACTATGGTATTATCAATGCTATATATCCTGTAGGTTCAATATATATGTCGTACACTAATAGTGGAGACCCTGATGATATTCTATTTGGAGGTTTTAATCACACCACATGGGTGAGAATAGAAGGAAAGGTATTAGCTGGATACAATAACACTAGTGGTACATTTAATCATGCCCCTAATACCACAGATGGCACAGGTGGTGATGAAACTATAACACTAACCGCTAGTCAAATACCAACTCACAATCACCTTAATACTGCAAGTCCCGGAGCTGCAAGTAGAAAAGTGTGGCACGATACCCAAAGTGGATACAATGGAACTAGAACTAGTCACTTTGGTGATGGTAGTGGTTACGCTGGTATCTCGTTAATGTCTAGCTTAGTCCAAGATTTTGGTGGGGGAGGCTCTCACGATAATTTACAACCATACCAAATTGTTTACATGTGGAGACGAACAGTATAATATGAAGAACTTTTTAATTAATTTATTTACACCTTTAGATACACTTATCTTTAACCTTATGGTTAAGGTTGGGTTTATTAAGCCTATTTTGGGTGGTTTAATAGGAGGCTATGGTGCTAGAAAAGCAGCTAAACAACAAGCACAAGCATTGCAAAGAATAGCTGATGATGTAAGAAGCCCTAAGGATATTTTGCTAGATACATATGGTGAGGAAGGAATGTTCTCACAAGATGTTATGGATAGGCTTATTGGAACTGAAGAAAGAGTTATGCCTCAGTTCATAGGATTGCAAAAAATGCAAGCTAGGGAAGCTTTACTTGGAGAAGGTGGACTATCTGATATACAAGCCAACCTAAGAGACAAAAGTCTTGCGAGGATAGAGCAACAAGGTGACTACATTAGGGAAACACTAGAAGACCCAAGATTGAGAGCAATGGCCGAAAGAAGAATGGATATTGCTAATAAAATGCTAGATGAAACAGATTCCCCACTTTCTTTCCAAGAGCAAAGAAATATATCTAGAGATGTAGCTGGTAGTCAATTTCTTAGTGGTACTGATTTAAGTAATCGTGCTGTTGCAGAAGCTGCACTTGGTAGAGAAGACTTTAGACAAAAGAAACTAGATAGAGCACTTGGTGTTTTAAGTGGTGCAGAAAAATCTATAGCAAATATGGCTGTAGACCCGTACTCATTTGAGACCGCTGCCGCATCTACTCCGGGAGGTTCATTAGCTAGTGCATTCCTAGGTGGAACACCGGGAGGTGTATCAACAGACCCCGGTTCGGCTATCAACTTAGGACTAGCTGAAGATGACTACATGGCTAACCTAATGATGCAAAAAGCTGGCATTAAGGCCAAGGGTAAAGCTGCATTCTACCAAGGTATGGGCGATACATTTAATCAAGCCTTTGATTTCTTCACTTAATTTTATATAAACTATGGCATTTGCAAAAGGAACACAAGTTGACCCTAGGTTGAGAGCAATAGATTTCTCTCCTATGTCTAGAGCTACCGATGATATCATAGCTGGCTATCAATCTATGGGTAAAAGCATAGATAGTGCCATTAAGGGATTCCAAGAAAAAAAACAAGCTGAAGAAGACAAAAAGGTAAAAAGAGAGTCTATTGATTTTGTTTTACAAAATGCTAACCTTCCTAAGGAATACCAAAAAGGTACTCAAGGATATGATTCACTTATCAAGACACTAGAAAAAGAAGATGATTTTTTAAGTAGTATTGAGAGCGTTATTGAGTTAGGAGGGGCAGGAGCATCAACAGGTGTTTTATATACTGAGTCAGATTTAATTGAAGGCCGTGGAAAGGGTTTAAACATTAAAGGAGTTCCAACAGGTCGCAGAAATGAACGAGGCGAAATGTTGTATCAAGTTGACGATGTTGGTACATATGCACCAAATGTAAAAGAAGTTATATCAAGTGAAGACCCATTCTTACAATTAGGTTTTGAAACAATGATACAACCATTGGTTGAAAATAATGCATTATCACAAGGTAAAATAGATACTGCAAACCTAGGAATTAAATTACTATCTGAACAAGATGTGCAAACTGGTGTTGCAGAGGATTTAATTCTAAATGTAAAGGGATTAGGTAATCAATTCTTTGGGATGGACTTTGATATATCCAACCAAGAGTTATTCAGAAACCAAATTGAACCTACTATGATGAATTTTATTCAAAATACAAAGGGTGCAATTTCTGATAGAGAAATGGCTAAGTTCCAATCATGGTCTCCATCACTTGAAAAAACACAAGATGGTAACTTGAAGATATTGCTTGCCTTGAGAAAGGGTGCTATTAATCAACAAGGAGCACTAAGATTAGTTAATCAATTGAGAAGTCAAGGTATTACCAATCCTTATGAACTCAATGATAGAGTAAATGACTATTTAATGTTGCCTGAGAATCAAGTAGTAGATTATGTAAATTCTGAGTTTGATAAAATTAAAAAAACTAAGAGCGGTGGTAAGGACTTAAAAACTCAATTCACTAGCGAAGAAGAAATTCAAAACTTAGATACATCAAACTATGAACCGGGCACTATTCTATATTTGAATGGTAAAATATATGGAGCAACTGATTAAATAACTTATGGGAGTAACAAAGCTATCTGACAGGCAAATTGCCAAACTAGAAGAACAGGGTGTTTCTAATGTAACAGAGATTGACCCTAATTTTTTGCGAGTCTATGGTGACCAAAAAGACCCAATGATTCAAGAGCTTCTTGAAGATGAGGCTGCATTTGAGGGAACTGATGAGTTAAAATCTGAGTCAGAAAAAAAATGGTGGTCTAACCAAGATGTTGATAGCTTAGCTATAACTTACCCCAATAGAGTATACGAGGGTCGTAAGTCTAGAACTTACAATGAGATAACAAAAGACCTACAACCAATTACACCAAAAGAAGCTACTATTTGGCGAAGACAAGGTGTGTTACCAAAAAGATTTTTAGACCTTAGTAACGAAGAGTTTCAAGTCTTACAAAGGGAGCCCGCTAGAATGTCTAGTGGTGAAGAAGAGCTACCCTCTTATATGTTCCCTGAGAGAGATTATCAAAAAGAAATATCTAAAACTAGGGGCGGTGATGGTGTTGATGCACTAAAAAGAGATGTATATGAAGCCGCTGTAGAGCCTACTCTTAATATGGTATCTATGGCATCCGATGCTAGTATAGGTGCTCTTAAACTCATGGATAAAGGTTTGGCTATTATTGCGGATGACCCAACTTTAGCAGAAGCTGGGCCGGGTAGAGAAATCGCTTACAGGGGTAAGTTATATGTACCAAAGGTATTAGCACAAAGATTAAAGGCCGATATAGCAGAGTTAGCTAATGTTGAAAACCCACAAACTAGGAGTGAGATTGCTAGAAACAAAGCTAGGGAATACGCTAGTTACTTTACTTACTATGGTTTAACACAAGTAGTAGGTAAGTACATTCCGGGATTAAAGAGATTTTTCTTGTCTATGAACAAGGAAATCAAAGAAAAACCTATGAAGGTTTTAGGACTTGAAGCACTTGGGGTGGGTACTGAAACTGAATTAGCGGCTAGGGATTTTGGAGAAACAGAACAAGCTGTAGGTGGGGCATTAAGTCAAGTTATTGGCCCTGTAGGAGTAACTAAGTTACTAATAGAGCCATTACAAGGTGTTTCAAAAATGATTGACCCATCTATATCTAAAGCTAACAAGGCTTTACTTGATAAATACAAAGGTGCAGATTTCAGAAAGGCCGCAGATTATGTTCAACAAATAATAGATGACCCTAAAGCAGCTGCAGCTAATATAGATGAGGTTCTAGATAATCCATTTGAAGCCATCTTTGAAGATATACCTGCTGAATTACTAGCAGGTGACAAAGGCCTAACATACTTAGAAAAAATAGTCGCACAAAGAAGTGCAGGTAATATTGATTTAAATGAAAGGGATATCAATTATTTAAATGAACTAGCTGGTACACTAAGAAATGCTAGTAAGGTAGATAATGTTATAGACCTAATAAATTTCGAGAAGAAAAGAGCAGCTGCAAATGCTAACAATATATTAAATCAAAACACTAAAAGAAATATACAACAAGTTACAGTATTAAAAAAGGGAACTGCAACTGGTGAAGATTACAACAAGGCTTTATTTGAGGCAATAGAAGAATCAAAAAGTGAATACAACATATGGACACAATCTATGTGGAACTCACCAAACTTGGATTTATCTAAAACACTTTCTGCTAAGAATGTATCTAAAACAAAAAATGCCTTTAAGGAAATAAGAGGCAAAAAGTTTGAGAACATCAATATGGACGATATCCCCGAAGAAGTCGTAAAGGTTTTGGGTGGAGACAGAATGCCAAAAACTGTAGGAGAGCTACATGCACTATATTCCAAACTTGGAGAGGTTGGTGATTTAGCTAGAAGAGATGGTAATGCTGGGGTAAGTCAAGTTACCACTGTGATAAGGAAGGCTATACTAGATGATATGGATAATATCCCCGGAGCTGGTGTTGCCCTCAAGAGAGCTATTAATGCTTCAAGAATTGGATACAAAACATTTGATACAGGTTTCTCAGGTAAGTTACTAAACACGGGTTCTGCTCGCCCAGAGACTAGTTTTGATAAGGTATTTAGTGACTATACTGATGGTAAAATAGATTTCAAGGAAGCTATGAAGGCCGTAAAAGCTGCCAACTTAGTTAATTACAAAGACTCATTAAGGGTACCTGCGGTTATTGGTGCTTATTCAGACCACCTAAAAACATTATTCGTTAGAGAAGTAACAAGAGATGTAGATGGTGTAAGAGTCATTGACCCAAATGAGGCACAAAAATTCTTTGAAAAGCATGCACCTACATTAGACTTACCAGAGTTCAAGGGACTAAAGCTACAATTACAAACATCTAAAAATGCTACTGATGCATTAAGACCACAAGCGGACAATATCCTAGATACAGCTAAGTCTATAAATGGTAGTGAAGCACAAGCTTCTGCTAATGTATTCTTCAATGGAAATGTTAAGGATAGGATGTCCAAGATATTGTTTACAGGAGACCCAAGGGTACAAGTAAAACAATTGATGGATTTCATTAAAAATACACCTGATGCTTCATTCAATAAAATTGGAGTAAGTAGAGGTGATGTAATCCAAGGTGTAAAGGATTCTGTTTACGACACTTTAATTAGTATTGGTACAGCTAAGACTGA